GCGATGGGCAGGTTGGACAGCGCCGCGATCTGCGCAGCGACCGATGCTTGTTTCTCGTTCATCACAACTTCTCCGTTTGATAGGGGGTTGTATGAACGCGCTGGTCGGGCAGGAAGCCAAGGCCAACCTCTCCGTCTCTCGGCTCGTTTGCGACGTGCGTGCGGACGATGGCGTTGGCGAGGATGGCGGTGATTTCACCAGCACGGGCGCTGGCGGACATCTCGGCAGGAGATGGCAGTTCGAGGTTCTTCATGACGGCTCCAGGGAATAGCAACCGTCACGGATAGTGAGCCTGATCCTCCGAAGAGGATGGCAACGCAGGGTAATGGACGTTTGGTCGTCAGCCGATCAGCGCGGCTTCTTCTGTCTCGATCTCGTCGTCATCATCATCGACAGTGGCGTCGATGATCGGCAGGTTCAACTGCCATCCGTGTGTTCCTTTGACCTTGGCCAGGTAGTTTTTCCAGGGCGACGACTTGGAGAACAGGTTGGCAGGCGACAGACATCCTGTGTCGTCCATCAGTATCTTGGTGTTCACATGCGTGCCTGCCGCGTAGGCATCGACCAAGCGCTGCAGCACGGTGATCTTGCCCTTGCCGGTGACACGCCACGGCGCTTTGCCGGGGAGGTAAAGCACGGCGGCATACCCGTCGGCGGATACCTTCAGGCTTACCGAGGTGCCACCCATGGCAGCCAACTGCCCGTGCCGATACGCGACCTTGAGGCGAGTCGTGTCGATGGCCGTTTTCGCGCCAGCGGACGACACCACGTCCTCGATGGGGATCACCACATTCGTCCCGGCAAACGGAAACGGAATGGACGCCGTTGTCAGTACGATGCCTGGAACGGGGCGGGGACGCAGCCGCAAGGCGGTATCGACTCGGGCATATTGGCGCTCGCTGGACATCTTGGCCGCGAAGTAGAGCGCGACGGCATGCCCGTCGATGTCGATCTCACCCAGGAACACGGGTTCTTCATCAACGTGCTTGCCACGTACCCCCTGCAGTGCGGTGCCCAAGGCTGTGATGATCTCCTCGCGTAGCCAGTTCAGATGCACTTTCCAGCGCCGCGCATGTTTGGCAGGCAGGATCACATCGGTGCCTGTGAACGGATCGCGGTAGCGCACCTGATTGGCGTCGGCGCAACGCTCCAGCTTGACGGTGAACCGCTCGCCGTCGGCCAGATCGACCACCTTTTCGGTGATTCGATCACCCTCGGTGATGATGCCCTCGTCCTCGAAACGGTCGATGTCGATCCCCAGTTGCGCCAGTGCGAAGCCGTCCATTGGGCTGGTCGCGGATTCGAGCAGCCGAGCCACCTGAACGACAAGGTTCGGGTCGTCGACACCCGAGCCCGGGTGCAACGGCTTCAGAACGCCCAACACTTCGAGCAATTGCGTCCCGGCCTGCCGCAGACGGAGACCTTTCTCACCTTGCAGGCTGCATCGGCCGGGTTCCGCCAACACGATGGACAGCGGCGTTTCGGTGGTTTCGCCGTCGAACACCAGATCGGCCACCAGCGTCACGCCGAGGATGGCTCCGGGTTGCGAGAACGGATGGTTGCTCCAGCGTTCATTGATGACCTCGTGCAGTTCCGCGCCGCTGTCGATGTGCAGCGACACGGCGTCCGTCGAATGTCCGAGCAATGCCTTCGCCTCCGTCAGATATAGACGCTCGACCTTCACGCCGTCCAATTGCGGTTTCTCGTCCCGCAGGGGCAACGCGAACCGGGACAGGTCGTAACGCGACCGGTTCAGGGGACGGTTCGATAGCGGAGCCTTGAATCCGTGCTTGGACAGTACATTCGCCAGAGGAGCGCGCGTCGACAAGGTGTGTGCATAAACCTCCACTACCTTGCGGTCCGGCGCGTAGACGAGGGTGGCATCCCGCGCCGGAAAATAGCAGAAGCTCTTCCGGTTGCGGTTGACAACCTGTACCGCCGTCACCTGATCTCCGGCAAACCGGACGACGAGGTAGTGAACGATCTTTGTGTCGCCGTTCTTCTTCTCGTCGGCCAGCGGCACATAGACGACTTCGCAGGGTTCGCCGAGGCGCATCGCGCTGGTGAGCTGTGCCTCGAGCTCCTTCTTGACGGAATCGTTCCAGATGAAGGGCGGTGCATCATCGCACGGCACGTCGAAAGCGTCGTAGAGACGCTTGTTGCCCCGGATGTCAACGGTGTTCAGGATCGACTCGGCGACATCGAACAGCCGTGCTGCCTCGTCGGAGTGGGTGCGCATCCAGACCGCGCGACCGATCTCGCCGCCGTCCTGGGACATAAAAGCTTCGATCAGTTCGTTGTCGTTGATCTGATCGGCGACAGTCGTGAGGATTTGCGCGCCACGCGGGGATGCCAGACGCAGTACGCGCAGTGCCTCGCGCTCGGCGGGGTCGCGCTGATCTTTGCGCAGATGTCTGACGTGTTCGATCAGGGCGGTGGGTAGCGCAGCGGCATCCTGTGACCAGTCGAAGCCACGAGTCAGCGCCTGGCATTCGGGGAGCCCGGAAAAAGCCTTGAGAGTCTGAACTGGAGCCTTCTCGATCAAGTCAAGCAGGCAGTGTGCGTTGGTCAGGGTCTTCTTGCCCATGCATTCTCCCTTTGGCCGTTCACATGGCCACAGTCCATTGGCGCATGACCGCCACCGATTGAGTCAGACCCTGCGCCAGCAGGGTGTCGAGGTATTCGTCCGCCGTCTTGGGCGGGGTTTTCAGCGAGCGCCGATGGCAGGCGGCAGCCTCCAGCACGCCTGCGGGATGCAGATCCAGCAGATCGACGATGAAGTCGTCCGGATGCTGGGCCGCGAGGTTGTAGGGCTTGAGCACCTCTGCCGGGAAGTCCTTGAGGTTGAAGGTCACGATCAGGCTGGCCCCGGAATGGATGGCGGCCGCCGCTACGTGGCGGTCGTCCGGATCGGGGAGGTTGATTGACGGGATCAGGTACTCGAACCCGGTGACCAGACTGTCGCGGACATGGGCATTCATCAGTTGGCGTGTCCGGTTCAGCTGGTCTTGGGTCAAGTCGGGTCGGTTCGTCAGCACATTGCGCGTCCACTCGTCGTGGATCATGTCGCTCCAGCGTGCCCGGTACAGATCCGACAGCGCCAGATGCATCAGCAAATCGCGCAGCGGTGCCGGGTAGAGCACGCAGGCGTCATAGACGACAGTGAAGTGCGAGCTCATTCGCTCAGTATCCCATGCCGAGTTCCTGGGCCTGCGCGGCCAGTTCATCCAGAGCTTTGCGACGTTCGGCATCGATGCGCTTCTTGTAGGCGATGACGTCCTGGTAGCGCACGCGGCGATGCGTGCCGATCTTGTGGAACGGCATGTCGCCCTTCTCCAGCAACTGGACGAGGAAGGGGCGCGAAACATTGAGCACGTCAGCGGCTTCCTGCGTGGTCAGTTCTGCGTGGATTGGAATGATCGACACCGCGTTACCTTGGCCGATTTCGGTTAGGACTTCGAGCAGCAGACGCAGCGCCGACGTCGGGATGCGCACGGCACGCACCGCACCCTTGTCGTCATGGAAATCGATCTGCTGGGCTTCGGCACGGGTTTGGAGGACGGTCGACAGCGCGCGGCCCGACTCCCGGGCGAGCGCGATGTCCTCTTCAGAGGGCAGTGTTTTGGGGATAGCGGGAGCGTTCATGGAGGTCTCCTCGTCGGATCAAAGTTCAACTGAGGCCATTATAAACGAAATAAGTGAAATCGCAATAACCGAAACGTCGGGTGCGAAACCATGTAAATCAATAAGTTAATTAGATCGCGTTGGCAGGTCTGATGTCGATGGCTGCTCACGAAAGCCGAAAACGCACTCGCCCAAGCCCAAGGCATGGAGCAATTCAATAGGAGCTCCCAAACAAAAGGAGTTCCGCAATGCAAAACCCAACCCCATCCGTTCAATCTGGCCGGAATGTCATCCGGCAACTCCCGAGCGGTGCCGTGCGCATCGCTCTCGACGAACACGAGCTTGCCACCCGCTGGGGGCTCTCGGTCAAAACCTTGCGCCGCTGGCGACAGGAACAGCTCGGCCCAGTCTTCTGCAAGCTCGGGGCGCGTGTCACCTACCTGATCTCCGAAATCGAGGCTTTTGAGCGGCGCGTTTCGCGCTACTCGACCTCCGCTCGGGCGTACCAGTGAGGAGGCGGCCATGAGCGATCTGACCATCTTCCCCGCCGACATCGCCGAGATGTCCGTGAGCCAACTGGCCGCACTGCCGGCCGCCCAGAAGCACGAGATCGACAAGAACCTCGATGCCGCCATCGACTGGCTCAAGAAGGCCCGCGCCAAGTTCGATGCGGCGCTGGATCAGTGCTACGGCGAACAGGCCCGCGCCGCGCTGCGTGAATCCGGGCGGGATTTCGGCACCGCCCACATCAGTGATGGCGTGCTGCGCATCAAGTTTGAACTGCCAAAGAAGACGTCCTGGAATCAGGACATGGCACGCGAGCTTGCTGCGCGCATCGTGGCCTCCGGCGACAAGGTCGAGCACTACTTCGACATCAAGTTCTCGGTTCCCGAATCCCGCTACACGAACTGGCCACCGGCACTGCAACAGCAGTTCGCCGCTGCCCGCACCGTGGATGCCGGCAAGCCGTCGTTCCGACTGGCTCTCGATCAGGAAGCTGACCATGCGCGCACCTGAATTCTGGCTCATCGATGGCGACCTGAGCGGCGCGATGGCGCTCGCGTCGCACCTGCCGAGCGCGCAAGGCATGGGTTATGTCTACGTTCTGGCGCTGTCGAACGACAGGCGCAAGCTCGGCTCGACAGCTGACTTGGCACAGCGCCTCGCCCAGCACCGCACCGAAACCGCGCGCTACGGCGTCTCGATCACGCATTGCGTCGTCACCCGACCGCACTTCAACTTTCGGGCGGTCGAGTCTCGTTCACTGCGCTGGCTTGGTGGCGAAGAACGAAGGGAGGTTCTCCCCGATGCCTTGTCCGAGGTCCGCCATGCGGTCGAGGCACAGACTTTGGAGTGGACCGCGCCAGCGGACTATTCAGCACGACACCGCAGCGCCTGGGCCTTGTGCAACAAGCTCATGCAGCAGATTGCAGCCGGGCTCGGCATGGCATCGTCGGGGGGACTGACGCGCGAAGCAAGTCGCATCCTGGACGCCCACGTCGAGTTGGGCCATCGCACGGGGCTGGCGGAAACGGCCAGCCTGCTCAATGCGCTGGCCGTGATCGAGGCGCACTGCGGTCTGGATCTGCGCGCTTTGCGCAGCATCCTGCAGGAAGTGGCGTGATGTCCCTCCGGTACCACCTGACAACCCTCTTCCCTTGGCAAACGCATGGTCGGGCTGTGCTCGGCGCGCTGAGGCATGGCATGGCGGGGCAGGACTTGGTTTGGCAAGGAATCTTGATTCGGTTCGGACCGGCTTGGTGTGGCTAGGCAGGGCTTGGACTGGTGAGGCGCGGAACACATGGAATGGCTTGGCAGGGTGTCACTCGGCCCCGCAATGCAAGGCTGGCCCCGGTCCGGCTCGGATCGGTTTGGCACGACAAGGCAAGGATTTTTCGATTTCTGGAGATTTGATGATGGATACACTTTTGAGAAATGAGGACGCTCTGGGCAACGGTGCCGAGTCGGCAGTCCTGATGGGGGCGCCCTACAGCGTCCATGTGGTCATCGAAGGCGTGGCGGACTTGTTGTTCCATCGATGGAACTGCGAGGCGGTCGACGCCAAGGCCAAGGCGGCCAAGAACAGCGTAGCCAAGAAAACCGATGACATAGAAAGCTACGTCTACCGCGATTCCCACGGCCAGATCTGCCTGCCCGGCGAGTACCTGCGCCAAGCGCTGATCAACGCGGCCAAATTTAAGCAAGACCCACGCAGTCCGCGCAAGTCGGCGCAGGACATCACCAAGGCGGGTGTGGTCTCGCTCACGAACCTTGCCAGCTTGGGTGCAGACCGCTGGGACTATGAGGATCGTCGTCGTGTTGTGGTTCAGCGCGCTGGTGTCAACCGAGTTCGCCCAGCCATGCGTGCGGGCTGGCGGGCCGAGTTTGATTTGATGGTCGTGCTACCCGAGTACCTCGACCGTGCCTGGATCAAAGACAGCCTAGACATGGCCGGACGACTCATTGGAGTAGGCGACTTCCGCCCGACCTTTGGGCGCTTCACTGTCGTTTCCTACGAATGAGGAGGCCGCTATGCGATTACCTATCGTGACGGCCGAACAGCGATTGGCCGAGCGCAAGGGCGTGAAGCTTCTGATGCTGGGCAAATCTGGCATCGGCAAGACCTCCCGAATCAAGGATCTCGACCCGGCCACGACGTTGTTTATCGACGTCGAAGCGGGTGATCTGGCCATCGCCGACCATCCGGTTGACACCATCCGCCCGGCATCATGGCCCGAGAGCCGCGACTTCTTCGTGTTTCTCGCGGGCCCGGATAAGTCGCTGCCGCCGGAAAGCGCGTTCTCGCAGGCGCACTACGACCACGTCGTCGAGAAATTTGGCGAACCGGCGCAACTCGACCGTTACCAGACCTTCTTCCTCGACTCGATCACGCAGCTGTCGCGCCAGTGCTTCGCATGGTGCAAGACGCAGCCGGGTGCCACCAGCGACCGCTCCGGCAAGCCTGATCTGCGGGCTGCCTACGGGTTGCTCGGCCAGGAAATGATCAGCGCCTTGACCCACCTGCAGCACGCCCGGGGCAAGAACGTGGTGTTCGTTGCCATCCTCGATGAACGGCTCGATGACTACAACCGCAAGGTGTTCGTGCCTCAGATCGAAGGCAGCAAGACCAGCCTCGAGCTGCCAGGCATCGTCGATGAGGTTGTGACGCTGGCCGAGATCAAGGCCGAAGACGGCAGCGCCTACCGCGCCTTCGTCACGCAGACCGTCAATCCCTACGGCTTTCCGGCCAAAGACCGCAGCGGTCGGCTCGACCTGCTGGAGCCGCCACATCTCGGCGAGCTGATCGCCAAGTGCGCAGGCACTGCCACCCCCGTTGCCCAGAACACCACCGAATCCAAGGAGTAATCACATGACCACCAATAACTGGAACGACTTCAACGACGCTGAATCGCAACAATCCGGCTTCGATCTGATCCCCAAAGGCACCATCGTCCCGGTGCGCATGACCATCAAACCCGGTGGTTATGACGACCCCACGCAAGGCTGGGGCGGCGGCTACGCCACCGAGTCCTTCGACACCGGCAGCGTCTACCTTGCCTGCGAATTCGTCGTGGTGGATGGGCCTTTTGCCAAACGCAAGATGTGGTCGAACATCGGCCTGCACTCCAAGAAGGGGCCGACCTGGGGGCAAATGGGCCGCAGCTTCATCCGTGCCATCCTCAATTCCTCTCGCAACGTCCATCCCCAGGACAACAGCCCGCAGGCAGCCGCCGCCCGCCGCATCCAGGGATTTCACGAACTGGACGGCATCGAGTTTCTCGCCCGCGTGGATGTGGAAAAGGATGCCAAGGGCGAGGACCGCAACGTGGTGAAGCTCGCCGTCGAGCCCGACCACAAGGACTACGCGGCCCTGGTAGGCGTGCCTTCCAAGGCATCGACCGGCGGAAGTGGCGCGGCACCCGCGGCGGCGGCATCTCAACAGGCGACCACGCAGCGTCCACCCGTTCCCGGCAAGCCCGCCTGGGCGCAGTGAGGAGGCCGGTCATGACAGGAAAACGCTGCGGCAATTGCCGCCATCTCGACCGGTCGAGCGCCAGCGACATCGGCGGCCTGCGCATCGCCCGCTGCCGCCATCCGAAGGGAGCGAGGATTGGCACGACCGCTATCCGTAACGACTACGTCGATCTCGATGCCTGCTGCGCCGGGCACGTAGTCCGTCCCTGGCAGGGTGCGCAGCCGGGAGGCTGCCATGCATGAGCGGCAAATGCTGGGTGTGCCAACGACCGGCGCGGGGGTTCGGGCATCTCGATACCCGCTTTCGAATCGCCGACCCCCGGCGCTATCCCCTCGACTGGGTGTTCTGCAGCCGTCGCTGTCAGGACATCTTTCACACGCTCTATGGCCGGCAACTGGCGGCCGAGGAGCGCGGGGAGGCACTCATGATTGATGCCAGCGATATCGAAATTGCGGCGATGCGCGACTGCCTCAAGGCCTTCGGCGCGGCGGCGGAGCGGATCGGCTTCGACAAGCCGCTCGGGACGTATTCGGAAGCGGAGGCGATGACGGTCATCGACGCCATCGTCACGCGCTACACCGAGGCGCTGACCGAGCATCACGAACGGGCAAGCACGCCGCCGCTGCGCGGTGTGCCGGCGGCCGAGCTTGTTCGTGATCCGTTCGCCGATCTGAAGGATGACCTGCCGTGGGAAGAGCCGAAGGGAGCGAAGCGATGATGGACTTCAACTCCTCTTCGAGCCTCTCCGGCCAGGTCACCGCCTTGATTGACGCGGGGATGCAGCAGGCGCGTGCCCGCCAGTCCGAACGCCAGTACCTCGGGGCCTCGCGTCTCGGCGTGGCCTGCGAGCGCGCACTGCAGTTCGAGTACGCCAAGGCCCCCGTCGACCACGGGCGTGATACCGCCGGGCGGATGCTGCGCATCTTCGAGCGCGGGCATGTCATGGAGGACTGCATGGTCAGGTGGCTGCGGGATGCAGGGTTCGATCTTCGTACCCGCAAGGCCGATGGCGAGCAGTTCGGTTTCTCGGTGGCTGACGACCGCCTGCAGGGGCACATCGACGGCGTCATCGTCGGCGGCCCCGAGGGCTTCGCCTATCCCGCGCTCTGGGAGAACAAGTGCCTGGGCAACAAGTCCTGGCGTGAGCTGGAGAAGAACCGGCTTGCCGTGGCCAAGCCCGTCTATGCCGCGCAAGTGGCGATCTACCAGGCCTATCTCGAACTGCACGAGCACCCGGCGATCTTCACGGCACTCAATGCCGACACGATGGAGATCTACACCGAGCTCGTGCCCTTTGATGCGGCGCTTGCCCAACGCATGTCGGATCGGGCGGTGAAGGTCATTACGGCGACCGGAGCGGGTGAACTCCTGCCACGCGCCTTCCATGACTCGACCCACTTCGAATGCCGGATGTGCGCATGGCAAGACCGCTGCTGGAGGATGCAATCATGACTGACAACAACACATCCGAAAACGGCATCGAGCCGATGATCGACGCCAAGCAGGCCGCCGCAGCGCTGCGCCTGCCGTACTACTGGTTCGCCGACCACGCGATGCGCACCAAGTACCGGATTCCGCATTACCTGATGGGCGGCCTGGTGCGCTACCGCCTTTCCGAACTCTCGGCTTGGGCCGCGCGTAGCGCCGCCGTCCAGGACCGGGACGCCCAGGACGCTGCCGCATCTGTCGAGGAGGGCGAATGATCGACTTCAACGACACAACTCAAACGGTAGAGCACAGCCGGGAGTCAGACCGAGATGAGCTTCGAGTCGAACTGCTCGCTCGCCTGGAATCGGTGTTGACCACGATGTTCCCGGCAGGCAAGAAGCGCAAAGGCAAGTTCCTGATCGGAGATGTGCTGGGCAGCCCTGGCGACAGCCTCGAGGTGGTGCTCGACGGCGACAAGGCGGGGTTGTGGACGGATCGTGCCACGGGCGACGGCGGCGACATCTTCGCGCTGATTGCTGCCTGCATTGGGGCCGACGTTCACGCTGACTTTTCCCGCGTGCTCGACGAGGCTGCCGATCTGCTCGGTCGTTCGCGCTCGGTGCCAGTGCGCAAAGCCAAATCGGTGCCCCCGGTTGATGAGCTTGGCCCAGCTACGGCCAAGTGGGATTACCACGATGCTTCCGGCAAGCTGATCGCGGTGGTCTACCGCTACGACCCGCCCGGTCGCAAGAAGGAGTTCCGCCCCTGGGACGCCAAGCGGCGCAAGATGGCTCCCCCTGAGCCACGCCCGCTCTACAACCAGCCGGGGGTAAAGGATGCTGCGCAGGTAGTGCTGGTCGAGGGCGAGAAATGCGCGCAGGCGCTCATCGATGCGGGCATCACTGCCACGACGGCAATGCACGGCGCGAATGCCCCAGTCGAGAAAACCGACTGGTCGCCACTGGCCGGCAAGTCGGTGCTGATCTGGCCCGACCGCGACAAGCCGGGCTGGGAGTACGCGACACTGGCAGCGCAGGCAATACTGGCGGCGGGCGCGAAGTCTTGCCACATCCTGTATCCGCCCGAAGATGCGCCGGAGGGCTGGGATGCGGCGGACGCCATCGCCGAAGGCTTCGACGTTTCTTCTTTCCTCACCCACGGTCCACGCCTGCAGATGCACGACGTGGCCGACGCCGAGGAGCCGGTGGTCGGCAGCGACGAATCCGTCTGGGGCACCGAGGATGCGTTGGCGCTGACCTTCACCCGGCGATACCACCGTGACTGGCGTTACGTCGCGGGCTGGGGCCGCTGGCTGGTGTGGGACGGGCAACGCTGGCGCACCGAGGACACGCTGGCCGCCACCGATCTGATCCGCAGTGTCTGCCGCCAGACCGCTGTGCGTGCCGACAACCCCAAGGTCGCCGCCAAGCTGGCCAGCGCGGGAACGGTCGGGGGCGTGGAACGGCTGGCACGGGCTGATCGCCGGCACGCCGCCACTACCGATGAGTGGGATGCCGATCCGTGGTTGCTCAACACACCCGGCGGCGTGGTCGACCTGAGAACAGGCCGCCAGCGCCCACATGACCGTGCCGACCGGATGACCAAGATCGCTACGGCGACACCTCGGGGCGAGTGCCCGCAGTGGACGGCCTTCCTATCCGACATCACCGGAGGCGATGTTGAACTGCAGTCCTACCTGCAGCGGATGGTCGGCTACTGCCTGACAGGCGTGACCAGCGCGCACGCGCTGTTCTTCCTGTATGGCACTGGGGCCAACGGCAAGAGTGTATTCGCCAACGTGGTGGCATCCATCCTTGGTGACTACGCGTCCACTGCGCCGATGGACACCTTCGTCGAAACACGTGGTGACCGCCACCCGACCGATCTGGCAGGACTGCGTGGCGCACGCTTCGTCACGGCCATCGAGACTGAGCAGGGACGGCGCTGGAACGAATCCAAGGTCAAGGCCATCACGGGCGGCGACAAGATTTCCGCACGCTTCATGCGCCAGGACTTCTTTGAGTTCTTTCCGCACTTCAAGCCGGTCATCGTCGGCAACCACAAGCCCGCCATCCGAAACATTGACGAGGCAATGAAGCGGCGGATGCACCTGATCCCGTTCACGGTGACGATTCCACCCGAGAAACGCGACGGTCGCCTGACCGAAAAACTGCTCGCCGAGCGCGATGGGATTCTGGCTTGGGCCGTGGCCGGTTGCCTCGCGTGGCAGCGAGAAGGCTTGAACCCGCCCGCCTGCGTTCAAGCTGCGACCGACGAGTATTTCGAGGCCGAGGACGCCATCGGCCAGTGGATCGAGGAGCGCTGCCTCCTCGCCAACACACACCGTGAAGGCGTGTCCGAGCTGTTTTCCGATTGGCGCGAATGGGCCGAGCGTGCTGGCGAATACGTGGGCTCGGTCAAGCGCTTCTCCGAGCTGATGGCGACGCGAAAGTTCGAGAAGTGTCGGCTGACCGGAGGCGCACGCGGTATCGCGGGAATCACCCTGCGACCCAAACCCTATGGCCATGGCTACCCCTATCGCGATGACTGATCAATCCGGGCGAGTGACGGATTTGACAGGTTTGCTGGTTTACCTCTCACGCGTGCGCGTGCGCACACGTCATGGAGACTTTCCGGCAAACCCGTCACATCCGTCACTCGCCCAGCAAGAAATGGAGCAATGACAATGACGAACACCATCCTCGCCCTGGACTTGGGCACCACCACCGGCTGGGCGCTGCGCGGCAGCGACGGCCACATCACCAGCGGTTCCGAGAGCTTCCGGCCGCAACGTTTCGAAGGCGGCGGGATGCGCTTCCTGCGCTTCAAACGTTGGCTCACCGAGATCAAGCAGTCGTGCGACGGCATCGACTGCCTGCACTTCGAGGAAGTGCGCCGCCACGTGTCCACAGATGCCGCCCACGCCTACGGCGGATTTCTGGCCACGCTCACAGCGTGGTGCGAGCACCACCAGATCCCGTACCAGGGCGTGCCGGTTGGCACGATCAAAAAGCACGCGACCGGCAAAGGCAATGCCGGCAAGGAGGACGTGATCGCCGCCGTTCGTGCGCGTGGCCACGCTCCGGTTGATGACAACGAAGCCGATGCCCTGGCACTGCTGCACTGGGCCATCGAGACGCAGGAGGTGTGACGTGAAGATCCCGGCACAGCAATACCGCTGCCCTCTCGGTCGCCTGCAACCGCAGACCACTGACCTGGAGGTTATCAAGCAGACCGGCTGGCGCGACCAGCACATCCTCGTGGTGTCTGAGGAGGACGCGCGGTTGGATTTCGTCGAGCGTGAATTCGTGCGGCGGATTGGCGAACGCCTGTACGGAGGGAAGCGTCATGGCTGAATGGACGATGGACGACGTGGCGGCTCGGTTTGCCGAGGCGGCCGAGACGGGGCGGCGACTGCCTCCGGTTAGGGTGCAGGGCTACTTCAGCGTGTGGCCCGCCTTTGTGCGCAAGGAGTGGGAAGGCTTTGCCGACAGGGACTACCAGTACCGGCCACTCCCTCCCTCGCCTGAGGCCATAGACCGGATGCTGGAAGCGATGCGTTGGGTGCAATGGCTGGAGGAGGAGCAACGCCACCTGATCTGGATGCGTGCCAAGCAGCGCGAGTGGAAGGACATCTGCCGACGCTTCGGTTGCGACCGCACGACGGCGTGGCGGCGCTGGCAACGGGCGCTGCAGATCGTGGCGGATCATCTAAACGCTGCACGCACAGGTGTCACGCTGCGCGCAGCGGCACTTGACGACCTGCGACCGCACAATTCGCCTTCCGAAAATTTGGGCAATTTAGGGTAATGCTTGCCGCACTTGTCCTCGCTTTGCCCTGTTTGTCCGTTTCGAGGCTTACGACAGGTGCAACACAACAGCCCGGTTGAGGGTAGTATTTCAGCTATCTTCTGGACAGCGGTGCGGGCAGCGAAGGTCTCACGAATCAAAAGGGGTCCTTCCTTCCCAAAATCCCATGCGGGGGGCGCGAGCGCGGCGCTTTTTTAGCGTCAGGGCGCAAAATCAGGTTACCACCCGGCCAGGTTACCGGCCCCGGTTACCACCCCCAGGTGCAGTTACCACCCCCGCCAGAATCTTCATTCACTCGACCCGCCCGGCGGTAACGCTCGGCGGGTTTTGCTTTTGGGATTCCCACTTTGAACACGCTCAACGTCGAGTACCGCAAGGTCGAGGCGCTGATTCCTTACGCCCGCAATCCGCGCACGCACGACGAAAGCCAGATCGCCAAGATCGCGGCCAGCATCGTCGAGTACGGTTGGACGAACCCGATCCTGGTCGATGGTGACAGCGGCATCATTGCGGGCCACGGGCGTCTGGCCGCTGCGCGCAAGCTGGGGCTGGATCAGGTGCCGGTAATCGAACTGGCGCATCTGACCGTCGCGCAGAAGCGCGCGCTGGTGATTGCCGACAACCGGCTGGCACTCGATGCGGGCTGGGACGAGGAGTTGCTGGCGCTCGAGATCGCTGAACTGTCCGAATCGGGATATGAACTTGCCTTGACTGGCTTCGACAGCCACGAACTCGAGCGCCTGCTCTCCACTGCCTTGGAAAACGACGCAGCCGCGGGTGCAGACGATCCGGAGGTGGCTGCTGAGGATGTCACGGATGATGTGCCCGAGGCGCCGACCCTGCCGGTGTCCCGCGTGGGTGACATCTGGCAGCTGGGCCGGCACCGCCTGATCTGTGGCGACGCCACCGACCCAGCCGTGGTCGCCACGCTGATGCAGGGTGACACCGCGCAGCTTTGCTTCACCTCGCCGCCGTATGGCAACCAGCGCGACTACACCTCCGGCGGCATTGCCGATTGGGATGTCCTGATGCGTGGCGTGTTCGCACACCTGCCGATGGCAGGCGACGGTCAGGTGCTGGTCAACCTGGGCCTGATCCACCGCGACAACGAGGTGATTCCGTATTGGGACGATTGGCTATCTTGGATGCGCCAGCAGGGCTGGCGGCGCTTTGCCTGGTACGTCTGGGATCAGGGGCCGGGGATGCCCGGCGACTGGGCAGGCCGCTTCGCGCCGAGCTTCGAGTTCGTCTTTCACTTCAACCGGGCCAGCCGCAAGCCCAACAAGATCGTGCCCTGCAAGCACGCCGGGCAGGAATCCCACCTGCGCGCCGATGGATCGTCGACCGCGATGCGCGGCAAGGATGGCGAGGTGGGCGGCTGGACGCACAAGGGGCTACCGACGCAAGACACCCGCATCCCTGACTC